TACCTTATGAAGATGAATCAATTGATGGTGTGTCAAACTTATCAAATATTCCTTTTGGAAATATTACATACAGTAAAATAAATCAAATGAGCAGACAGTGGATAAGGCAGTATACTCTTGCTTTGTGTCGCGAGACTTTAGGTCTAATTCGATCTAAATTCAGTTCAGTACCGATTCCTGGAAGCGACGTTCAGCTTAACGGATCTGACTTGCTAAGTCAAGGTAGAGAAGATAGACAAAGGCTTTCTGAGTCTTTGACAGAAACTCTTGATGGTTTAACGTATCAAAAGCTTCTAGAGGCAGATGCAGCTCAGTCTGAGACGATGCTTAACATATTAAAAAGAGTGCCAGTTCCAAATGGTAGAGCAATTATAATAGGATAGTATTATGGCAAGATTATTTTTAGGACAAAAAGAAGCAGACTTCTTTTCAGACTTGACAAAAGAAATTATCAAAGATGTAGCAGGTCAAAAAATATATTATTATACCGTAAGAGAAGATTTGTCAGATGTACATGATGTATATGAAGAAGCAATACATAAAATATTTAATCCTCCTATTTTAATTGAGTGTTTAGTCGATTGGCAGCCTTCTGAAGTTAAAACTACAAACTTTGGTCATGAACAAATAAAAGTCATTACAGCTTATTTGCATCATCGTGATCTTATCGACAGAGATATTGAAGTAATGCAGGGTGATTTTATATCATATGGAGAGTATTTCTTTGAAATAACTTCTTTTGTTTACGATAAGCTTGTTTACGGGCAAGTAGAAAGAATATCTTCTGTAAAATTAACAGCAAAACAAACAAGAATAGAGCATATTTATAAAAAAGCTCTCGGGCCCACTTCAGAAGGTTATATTGATGATAACGCTATACAAACTACTTTTGAACAACAAAGAGGCACACCTGAACACGATATAAGACAATTACAGAAAGATGGTGTGCTAGATAAACCAATTAGCGGTCCAAAAAAAGTCGCACCAGACGGATCTGTAAAAAGTGTTGACGGTATAGGGACTTCTTTTTATGGAGATGAATAATGTCTACTAGATACGACAAAACAACTGAAGACAACAACTCTATTATAAGTGGTTATGAAGATACTAATAAGGTTTATGACTATGTTATTCCTTCTTGCGGAATTGAAGATTTAGATCGAGCTGTTTTTGAGCTGTTTAATAAACAAATACCTCTTTATTATGATATACAAGGTAAAGTTAAAAAAGTACCTGTTATATTTGCGACAGGTGAAAGATTTGCAATTTTAAGAAGAAAAAAACCAATTACTGATAAAGCAGGCGCATTAATACTTCCTTTAATTTCTATTACTAGATCTACTTTAGAAAATAAGCCACAAAAAGGCACAGCAAACAACGAAATGTTTCCTGAAACGTTTATTAGAAGAATTGCTGACAATAATACAGAGTATCGTCAACTTAACAATTTTGAAGGCTTCAAAAGATTAAATCATACTTCAAACAATCTAGAATCATCTAGCAGCAAGTATAGCTTGAAACCACAAATAAAAAACAATATTTACGAAACAATAGAACTACCTCCAGTTAAATATATAGGCGCGAGTTACGAGATTACAATCTGGTCGTCTTTTACACAGCAAATGAACAAAATATTAGAAGCAATAATAAGTGCTTACACGATTAATCCTGGTCAACAATTTAAAATAGAAAGTGAAAAAGGATATTGGTTTCCTGCTTTTGTAGAAAGTAGTTTTTCTCAAGATACAAATTATGCAGATTATACAGATGCAGAAAGATACATAAAATACAGTATGACTCTCAGCGCAACTGGCTATATACTAGCTCCAAACATCGAAGGAGGAAAAGTCGGATTAAAATCACTTGTAAGCGCTCCTCAAGTATCGTTTGAAATACTTGGCAATCCATCTGAACTTGATCCACAATTTGGAGGAGGAATCCAAAGTAATGATCCAAATAGCAGAGTTCTTGATGACATCTTAGATGAAGACTTACCGCCAGTTGCACAAAGAGTTGGTATTGATGCTATTGATACACTTGATCATTTACATGACGAAGATAAATCTTTAGCAAGAGTTGTTGGGCAATCTAATCTTGAAATTTATGATTATGTAGGTGAAAGAAGTTCAAACGCTAAAAAGCAAACGAAACATATTTTTAAAGATAGCAATGGTAATACTGTAGAAATTAAAGGCACCCCTTCACCTTCAGGTGAAACAATATTTGATCAAAAATATGCACAAACTATTTTTAATATTACTATTAAAGATAATTAGATTGTTTAATGTATAATTAGATAAGATAGACAAATAATAGATATTAGGAGAACTAGCATGGCAGAGCAGACATTTAAGTCTCCAGGTTTTTTTGAACGGGAAATTGAAGTAATTAGCAGACCTATTTTTAGAAATACTGCAACTCCAGCAGGATTAATAGGTAAATCAGAAAGAGGACCAGCTTTTGTTCCTACTACTGTTTCTTCAATTGAAGAGTATACAAGAATCTTTGGACAACCTGACAGGCGTATGCTTAGCGGACACGCAGCAACAGAATTTTTTAGAAATAACGGAAAAGCACTTACATTTTGTAGAACACTAGGATCAGGCAACCAAGGCTTAAATGCAGGTTTTGAACTAAGTAGTGACGCAGCTGACGAAGGGTGCGTTTATTTTCTTGTGGCAAAGCATACTCTAGATGACGCAGAGCATCTTTCTTTAGGTATGTTTAATGATAATGACTCTCACACTACTAACATGGATGAGGCTACGCCTGGAGGACCTGCTGGTGATGGAGATGTTGAACTAGTTAGAGCGATGCTTTTTGCGCATAAAGATTTTAAAATATCCTTAGGTACCTCAACAAATTTAGTAGACGCTGCAGATGCTTCAGCAAGTAAAGTTCAATTAAATTTTACAAACGCTAGCGACGCTTCAAAGTCTTACGATAGAATAGTTTCTTTAAATCCTGATGATTCTGATTACATCTCAAAAGTTCTAAACACAGATCCTTTAGCTTTTGATGAGCATGGTATTCTTTTATATGCACATTTTCCTGTTGATGATGAGGTTGCATCTGTAGGTACAAATAAAGTTGCTGTTTTAACCGGATCTGATGAGACTAATAAAGCCAAATACGCAAACTTTAAAAGTAGATTTACTACACCAGAAACACCAAAGTTTATATCACAACCTTTTGGTGATAAAGAATATGACTTGTTTCACTTTGAGTCATTAGATGACGGCGCGTATGCAAATAGTAAATATAAGATTTCTATTTCAAACTTAAGAGCAAGTACAGACCCAACTAGCGATTTTGGAACATTTACAGTTACTGTGCGCGATCTTAGAGACACAGATGAAGCACAAATTATTTATGAAACATTTACAAATTGTTCGCTAGATCCAAATGCTTCTTCTTTTATTGGAAATGTTATTGGAGATCAGAAGCTCTATTACGACTTTGAAGTTGCTGAATCTGAAAGAAGACTTATTAGAGAAGGCTCTTTTGCAAACAAATCGACACGTATTCGTGTTGTTGTTAGTGATGACGTTCTTAGTGGCGAAGTACCTTCTTTAGCACTTCCATTCGGCTTTCGTGGCGTTCCAGCACTATTACTTAACAACAACGGAACAGACTCATCATCAAATACTCCTTTTGTAGGATTTACTGATTTAAATCCGGCTACAAATTTAGATCATGCTGTTTTGCCACCTCTTCCTTGCAGATTTAAAGTAACAAAAGGCAGCATCAAAACAGGAGCATCTTATCCTCAAACCTTTACTGGAGAAGCTTCTGCATCTGAGTCAGTTGACTTTAATCTTCACTGGGGTCTAATGTCGACACGCGTTAAAGACATTAATAATCCAAACTACAGCACAGAGTTTAATCACATTTTAGAAAACTATACAAAGTTCTTGGGTGCTAACGCTGAAGTAGTTTCTTCTTCTAAAGCTGACTCTCACAACAACAACAAGTTTAGTTTAGCAAAGGTAGCTTTAAGAACACCTCTTGCGTCTGATGGCGTGACAATCGATCGTACAATTGCTGCAATTAAAGGCACAGCTTCAGAACTATTTAAAGACGCAGTCTATTTAAGAAATGCAGATGTTGGATCAGAACGCTACAATTCTGCAGATCATACAATTAACTTCTACGAGTCTAACGATGATCTGGACTTAGAAGATGCATCAGGCGAAGCGCAAGCAATTCGTATGTCTTTAGCGAAGCTTTTAGCAGAAGATCCAATTAAGTTTAACAAGTACAATGTATGTGCTAAGTTTACTGCTCCTTTCTTTGGAGGATTTGACGGTCTAAACATTTTAGACAGCGACTCTTTTTACATGACAGATAGAGCAGCTTCGCAAGAAACAGGTGGTAAGGCTTCAAGCACAGGATTTGAAAGCGGTCTTGCTAAGACTACAAATGCTGTTATGCAAGGTGCAGAGCTAAACAACAACGTTGTAGCTTCTTATCTGAATGCTGTTAATTTAATGACTGACGGTATGATTGTTAATCACAATATTTTGTTAGTTCCTGGTATCAGAGATCCTTTTGTTACAGATCAAATTAAGCTTAAGTCAGAAGAATACGGCAAAGCGCTTTATTTAATGGATATCCAACAATTTGACTCAGATTCTATACGCGTTTTTGTTGACGAAAAAGGAAATTCGTCTTCGAGACCAGACGTTGATGAGACTGCTTCAGCATTTGACCGCCGAGAAGTTAATTCATCATACACAGCATCATATTTTCCAGATGTCAAAATCCTAGACTTCAGTGATGAGGACGAAGCTGCAACAACTTCTAGAAGAATGATTAAGGTTCCACCTTCAATTATAGCGCTAGGTGCTCTTGCAAAAACTGATGATGTGGCACAGCCTTGGTTTGCTCCTGCTGGATTTACAAGAGGAACACTAGAAACTATTCAAGCTATTGATGTAAGATTAAACGCAGCAGATCGTGATACTCTTTACGAAGCGAGAATTAATCCTATCGCAAACTTCCCAAATAAACAATTTGTTATCTTTGGTCAAAAGACATCACAGCTTGCTAGAACTGCTTTGGATCGCGTTAACGTACGTCGTTTAGTTCTGGAAGTTAAGAGAAGAGTTGAGCTGATTGCGCAAGGACTATTGTTTGAGCAAAATAATAGTGAAACAAGAGCAAGATTTATTCAGAGTTCTGCTTCACAATTAGCATCAATACAGATTAATCAAGGAATTGAGGACTTTAGGGTTATAATGGACGAAACAAACAACACTTCTGAAGATGTTGATAATAATCGTCTAAATGGTAAAGTTATTATCGTGCCAACCCGCGCTGTTGAATTTATTGCAATTGATTTTGTAATTACAAATGCAGGCGTCGAATTTCCCTAATATATAATATAAAGATTTAAAAAATAACAGGAGACTATAGATATGGCCGATAATCAAGGCTCAGCAAGAGTTACTCTAAGAGAAATAGATTTATCACAAGTTAGGGACCCAGAAGTTCTACCTCAAGGTGTTCCTGCTGCAGTTGTAGGGCCTGCTAAACGTGGTCCTGCATTCGTGCCAAAGACTTTCGCAAATGTTCAACAGTTTGGAGAAATATTTGGCTCACTTTCAGAAATAAGTCAAGACAGCAACGCAAATAGATTTGGTCCTCTTGCCATCAATGAATGGATGAGAAATTCCGAAGCTGGCGCATATGTTCGTGTGCTTGGTGTAGGTGATGGCGACGGCACGCTAGGTAGCGATAATAAGACAGTAGGTGCAGGATTTGTTGTTGGCGACGCAGTTTCATATGATGTGAATAGCAATTTAGCACACAATGCTTTTGCAAACCTCGAGACAGGGCACGAAGAAGCTGCACGAGCTGTAGCTAGAACACACTTTTTAGGCTGTTTTATGAAGGATGCTACAGGAAGTACTTTTCTTCAAGATGCTGGAATTCAACTACCTACAGCACAGGCATCTCTTACAATTGACTTTGATCCAGACAACAGCGGGACAATTATTCCTGAAGTAGATTCTACTATTAAACTAGCTTCAACTGGAGTAGGTGGTCAAACTGTAACGTATACATTTACTAACAATGCAGACTCAGCAACAAATGTCGACCTTAGCACTCACACTACACCTGTTGCAATCGCTATACAACTAGCTTCTATTGTGCAAACAAATCATGCAAATTTAACAGCTAACGTAGTTCAATTAAATGGTTCAAACACAGCAAAAGTTTTAATTAGACAAGAAACTGCAGGCGAGTTAGGTAATACGCCTGTAGAAATACTATTAAATGCTTCTGCTAGAGATTCAATTAAAGTAACATCAGGATCTTCGGAAATATTCAATAGTACTGTAGATGATCAAATTAGAATGGCAGGCGGTGGTGTTACAGCTGCATCTATTACATTAGCTGTTCACGATAGAACGCAACCTGTAAATTTAGTAAACTCAAACACTTTAATACTTAAAGCGCTAAAGGACGATATTACACTTACTGATGCTGTAACTATTACTTTTGAGGACGATGCTAATTTTGGCGGAACTGATAGTGATGTTTTTCAGACTACAGGCGTCAATACAACGTTGAACGTTCGAATTGGTGAAAACTCTTTAGATACTCTAGCAGGCCAAAAAGAAACTTTAAGTAATTTGGCTGCTGCAATTAACGGAGCTAACGGAACACAACTTCAAGGACTACTTATAGCAACACTTTCAGCTGACGGTGAAACCCTTACAGTTACACAGAAAAACAAAGGAAACGTCGACGGCGGGCCAAGTACAAACTTTGACGCAATAGCTGAAATTGCAATGCCTAATAATTCTTTTTCTTTGAATTCTCAGACTGGAGCAAGCGTTGCAAAAGAGTTTATTGGTGGCACAGATGGACAAGCTTCTATAGACTTTAAATTTGCAGGCTTGCCTAATGTTGGTGATAACTTTACGTTGATTTCAGAGAGACTGGAATCTGTTACTTTTAAGTTTATTGCTAATGACTCAATTCAAAGTACTGGCGACATTCATGATGATGGCGCTTCTGTTAATATAAAACTTAGTGAAACAGTTGCAGGAACCATAGAAGTTATTAAAAATGAAATATTAAATGGTACTGTTCATAGTTTAGGGTTAGACTTAAGTGTTACAAGCACAACAGATACACTTACGATTAAGCAAAATGAAGTTGTTGTATCAGGAAATACTCTGGTTACTTTTAACATGGCA